TTTATCCAAGAGCTGGTGATAAAGAAGGATATATGAAACATGTAGCAAAACATATGCCAACTATCGTCAAAAGCAACCCTAAATTGTTTAGACGAGCTCATAGTATAGCATATGATCGATTCTTTCATGTAGATAAGAATGATGATTATGATCATACCGATTATTCAATGCGACAAGGTGAGCGTGGTATGAGGGAAGGTTTAGCTGAGGAAAACAATCAGCTTGATGAAATCTCTCTAGGAAACTATAAAGAAAAAGCACAGAAGGAAGTTGGTGAGCTCAAACCATATGCAAAAGGTGAATACGGCGATTTAGCAAAGAAAATCATTGCTAAGCGGAAAGCAGGGTTGCAACGTGCTATGAGACGAGAAAGTGTTAAAGATGACAATTCCATTCCATTCGATGGTCCTTACACTAAAGTACCTAACAAACAACCACAAAGCAAAAAACCACCAGGATTTTCTAGAGCTAAACACCTTGCTCAACTAATGAAAGATAGGATGAGCAAGATCAAAGAACAAAATAACTTACAAGAAGAAACAGACACTGCTGAACACCATTTTGAAAAATCTTTAGAACATTATCATAAAGCTGACAAAGCACTAAAAGATGGAGATAGAGAGAAACATGATTATCATGTTGCAATGGGCGATGTTCATAAAGACAAAGTAGACCAACATCTTAGCAAAACTGATTTTAAACATGCTAGCCATATTCATACGATGTCGAGTCACTTATTTAAGCATCAGCAAAAACACAGAGAAATACAAAGAAATCAAGCATGGGAAGATGAAAAAAATCAGACAATCCAAAGAGGCCATGAATACATGCAAAGAGCAGGTGAACGTAGTAATTTTGAAATGAAAGATGGAAAACTTCATAGAAAACCACCAAAATATGATAGAAACACTGGTGAAAAACTTAACAACGAAGCTTACATGGGAAAAGTTAAACTTGTTTCCAATCCACGTGAGAAATGGATGAAGAGCGTCAAGGATCGTGGATATGATATGAGAGCAGGAGCTCAAAGACTTCAAGACCTTCTAGACAAACAAAAGAAAGAACGTGCAGAAATGGAACAACGTGCTAAAGAAAAAGGTCTAGAGTACTAAAATGAGCAAGATAGTTCTTTTAAAAGACATCTACGCTCTGAAAGAACAAAAGGAAAAAGAGCTTAGATTCTATAGCGAAAAGAAAAAAGAACTAGAAGAGAAATTATACTGGTTAGAACGTGATTTGAGACTAACAAAAGACATCATCAAAATGATAGAAGACGAAAGAGTGCCAAATGTACAGAGTGTTCCTGATCTATAAACCAAAAAAGCTCGTAGTCACTAAAGACACTGATCGCGAAATCAGAAAGAACTATAGTAGCTTCGAGCTTTTAAACACATATAAAACAAAACAAAGGCTAAGAGCAAAAGTAGAGAACTTAGCTTTGAGATACAAAATCGACAAAGAAGATATCGAATATACTTTCTATCTCCATATCCCTCCTCCATTAAAAAGTATAACATCTAGACCAATCGAAGAGCAACTTGCTATTAGAAAGAAAATTAGCGAGGCTAAAAAGGGGTTTAAGATGAGCGAAGAGTGGAAAGCAAAGATCAGTGCTGCAAACAAAGGACGTAAAGTTGTTAGAACTGATGCTGAAAAAGCAATGTATGCAGCATTCAGAACTAAAGTAGGATATAGATTTAAATGGATTACAGACCCTTATACAGGCCAAAACAAACAACTAAGGCTTGGTGATCCACTCCCTGAAGGTTATATATACGGAGTTACACCATCTACGAAAGGGGCATAATGTGAGCATCGAGTCCGTTCCACATCAATTGTCCATGTGCAATAACATTCCAATGAGGACGTTCATTCTCATATGAGAATTCTGTATATGTAGGTACATTAATGTAAACATTTCTAACTAAGTACATATCGTTATCATCAATTACTCTCCAGAACAAGTTGTTAGTATTCTTATAATCTTGGTTAAATCTTATTTTAAATTTCATTTAAACACCCTTGTTACATAGTAGTAAGCATTAGCAAACGTAATCTCTAGCTTCTCAGCAATGATCTTAGACTTATCTGCAGCAGACAACGTAGGCTCTAACAATTGATAGATCTCTAAAGCTCTAGCTTTCTTATCATTATTAGACTTAGAAGCACGTACGACATTGTTCTTTGTCGTGATTGTCTTAGGCTTTGCAGCTTGTTCAACAACCTCTGACGTGTTGTAAATGTAAGGCATCTTAGTAGAAACTTGCTGAACCTTACGAACTGCATTGAGAACATTGATAGCATCAAACTTGTCTCGAGCATAGAAAGCCTGCTCAACCAAAGCCTTAGCAAGCAAACGAGCCTCTACAATGTTCTCGGTCTGCTCTCCACCAAACTCCTTGATGATACTGTTAGCCTTAGACAAAGGATGAACGGTACAATCAATCAACTCTCCTGCCTTTGCAATAGCATGATGAACAGTCAGGTTCGTAGGGATCTGCAACTTCTCAAGTGTCTTCGTAGCATTCATAGGTTTCTCCAGTTGATTTGGTCATTGTATACCTTACTCAAAAATAAGTCAACCACCAAGATTGAAAGATACAGATAGCCTTGAAGAATCTGTAAGATTAGGAGAAACTCTATGTCTTAAACAAGAAGGAAACAATAAAAAATCACCAGTTGAAGGCCTAAATGATTCAGAAGTACTAACGAAAATATTTGTTAGATCTGCTAAATTAAACGTTAAAAAATCAGTTAAAGGATTTTCTATTATGAAATCTCCTTGATTTTCTAATGCTCTTATATAATAAACGCCAGAAAAAACTGATTGAGGGTGGTTGTGACTAACATTAAAATTATTTTTGAAATTTAAATTAAACCAACCATTTAGACATTGTAACTCTCTAATTTTGTAAACATTAAAAAAGTCTTTAACTAATATATTATATAAGAAAAATTTAAAATCTTCAATTAATTTTTTGTCATAAATATTTTTAAATGGGTAATTTGCAATATTTCCAAAAACATCTAAGCTTTGCCATCCTCCATAATTACTAATTATTCTTCCTTTGTTGGATTCCTTTTCTCGAACCACAAAATTAAATAGTTCATCGTTAAATTTAAAAAAATGTTTTGAATTCCAAACAGGAAAACTAAAAAATTTATTCTCTTTCATAGATGTTGTCTTTTGAAATAACACCAATATTAAAATGGATAAAATTTAAAGGAAATTCAGATAAGTTTATTTCAAACCCATGTCCCAGCCAAGAGTTAGTAATTATTAAATCTCCTGGAGAAACGTTTGTTGTAATAAAGTTTTTGCTGTCTAAATGATTTGAATCAAATTTAAATGGAAGAGAATTTTGAACCTTTGATGGTCTAGGATCAAAAAACATTGGAAATGTTTGTGAATTTGGTACATCTAAAAAATAAAAACCACTAATATGAGAACCATAAGGATGAACATGATTAAAATGAGAAGCGTACTTATTAATTGATTGTCCCCAAAAATCAATTAAAAATGTTTCAAAAGTTTCCATTAAATATCCCTGTTCTACAAGAATATCATAACTTTTATTCAAAATAAAATCAGCTAAAGGAGCAGTACTATCGTTCAATAAATCTTCTGTATGAATTATTTTTCCTAAAATACTATCAGAGTTTAAATTAAATTTTTCAACATAGTTGTTGATAGCAAGATTAAAAGTTTTTTTACATTCGTTTAATATATTATCTTCCAAAAAATGATAGCAATAAAGCTTTGTTAAAAAAATTGGAATTATAGATTCTTTCAATTTCATTTTAAACTTCCTTTAAAAATACTAACAAATTTTTATAATAATTCTTGACTGGCCTGTAAAACACTTGCAATTCACCATCTTCTGTCACAATTAAGATACAAACCCATTTGACGAGCATTTGATATCTCTCTGTGACCATCTGAGCATATGCTGTTGTCTGAAAGAAATAGTTAGTGATCCATTCCTCTTTTTTTGGTTTAGATGCTGTTTTAAAATCGATTATACACGGCAAACCATGCAATCGTCCTACTAAGTCACATCTTCCTGCCAATTGAAGTGTATTGCTGTATAAACCGAGTTCTACACCGTATACAACATCCATGTACTTTTCAAGGTATTCCTTGATTGGATTAAACGTCACTAACTGATTTACTTCTAGTTCTAATTGCTTACTAAGAACGTAATCTTCACAAAGTTTATGAAGTTTGGTTCCTCTATTAGATGATCGTGTGGAAATCCTGTTAGCTTCTTCGTTTCCTACACGGTTTCTCCATTCAGCGATCTTATCTGCACTCATAGCAGATAGTGCAGTTGTCACAGATCGATATTTGTGACCTTCTGGGGTAATATAGTATCTCTTTCCATCAACATACGAAGCTTCTAGTTTGATTTCTGGAAATAATTCATACTTAAAATTACCACGTATTGATTGTAGACCTGACACGTTTGCTATCATTATTTTTCTTTATCTGTTTCAAAATATCTCTAAACGTATCATCTGGCTTTTTCATCCCTAATCTGACAGGATCTCCTAATGGAGGAGTACCTAAAAGCTGTTCTAAATGAGGATTATCAGCTTTATACTGGTCTAATTTTGCTATAGACATAATCTCATCAAACTCTTCACCAGTTTCTTTGTTTCTAAAGCTATACGTTGGCATTTTTCTTTACACGAAGAGGTTTAGTGGTTATTTTTGATGACTGATCTTTAGGTTTAGTAGTCCTAGTCCTTTTAGGTTTTTCAGGAGGAGGAGATGTAGGAAACTTGTGCCAAGGTTCACCCTCTGATACTACAGTTTTAGGTTCTACTTTCACTGGTTCTGGTTTAACTTCAATGGATTGTGCTAAAACAGGACAACCTTCTGGTTGAGGTTGGACAGCAACTTTGTCCTTTCCACCAAGTAATTCTCTAAGCCACTTAAGCATGTTCACCTCTTTGATTAATTTTATTTTGAAGATAGTTTAAAAGTATACCGTATGAAGGAAGAATCACTAACAAACTGATCAATATCTTACTTATAGAGTTATTAGTTGCAACAATATGCCAGTTTGCTGCCATAAACTCATTAGCACCATAAGCGAATGCAGTAAAGAAAAATGCATATGTGTCTAAGAACGTACTTACAACTGAACTCAGAGCTGGAGCAATCCACCAAGTAGAATATTTTTCTCTGAGATATTGGAATACATAAACATCCAACATGTTACTGACAAAATAAGCAACACCTGAACCTAATCCAATTCTGAATGCAACTGAATCGGGAGCTCCTCCTAACTTTACAACTGCCATAGAAACTATAATAGCAGGTATAAAAGCTAGTCCAATCACTGCTCTACCAGTTTCCTTTCCAAGCATCCTTACAGTTAAGTCTGTTAGAACTACTACTAAAGGAAAGGTAAATGCAGCTAAAGCAATAGGATGTCCATAAAAATCAAACTTAAATTGAACAATGTAATTGCTTATTGCTATGATTAGGATATGCAAACCCATTAGCTTATACGCCAATGACTTATCAACCCCTTCTAGTATTTTATTAATCATGATTGTCCTTATCGATAATCATCGTAATCTAATTCAGCAAGCTCTTTTAAAGATTTTTTCTTTAGTACAGTATCTAGGTTCCGATATAACTTCCTACTTTTAGTAGACTGTTTGAACTTGTAATAATGTTTGCCATTAGATTCTTCTTCGTATTCACGAGTACGAGTATTATCTTTCTTGCTCATATTAGAATTATTTCTCCTGAATTAGACCTGGGAATGCATCCTTAATAATCTGGGAAGTGATCCCTTTAAAAGGGAGCTTTTTATCTTTTACTGCACATAGTAACTTAGCATCATCTTTATCTAAACTTTCCAACAAACCAATGAACAATTGCTCTCTTTTAAGTTTAGTTAAATCACTATTACCACCTTCTATAAACAAATACATTCGACGAACCTCTTGATACAACATGGGTTGACAATCATCAAATTGATTTTCTTTATAAGGAGGTGTTCCTTCAGGTAATACGAACTTTACAGTGGGACAAAATGCGTACTTAAGGATTCTAAGCATTGCCTCATTGCTGTGTTGTTGTAGAATTTGAATTTTGTCTTGTTTTGTCTTTTGCTCTGAAGCAAGTTTGATAATTTCTGAAATACCTAATTTTCTAGCCATATTAAAACTCACCAATGTGTTCCATTAAGTTTTTGAGCTTATTGTTAACAAAATAGTTAAACAATTTAGATCTATCTTTGCCATTTTGAAGATTATATTCGTCAACCACTCTAGTATGAATATACTCAGGAATGTGATCAAAGTCAATAAGATTTTTATTTCTCAAATAGTGTTCTGGATATGATATAGAAAAGTTATCTTTAATCTCTTGAATTTTCTTTGCGGTAAGAGGCTTTTGTCGTAATCCATCGATTAGACAATTGTCTGGAGAAAGGACGTTTGGTATTCCATCTCCTCGATCTCCTCTGAGGACTAGCTCAAAGAGATAATTAGCAGGATCCTTATCAGTAATCACTTTTTTGTGAACAGGATCATATTGAGATACATTTGCAAATTTCTGTAGTTGAATAAAGTCTTTATCACCTGAGAGAATCATGATCTTCTCTGCACTTGAACTATTTAGAAATACTCCGTACTTATAGCATAGAACAGCAATCACATCATCTGCTTCTGCGCCTTGTACTTGAATAACTCTATATGGGAAATAATCTTTAAGTTCTTGCTTTAACTTATTGAGAACATTAAACAAACTAGACCAATCTATATCAGACTTTTCTCTATCCTTCTTTCTATTTCCTTTATATGGAGGAAAGTAATCTCTTCTCCAATATTGTTTATCATCACAAGCTATTACAAGTTCTCCATATTCTGAAAACTTTGTTTTTAGTGATTTGATTGTATTGAGAACCATATGACGAACTAGATCTTCTTCTAGTGGTGTATTCGTATGATTTCCAAGCTGTGTAATAATACTAGAAATCATAATTTGATTAAGGTCAAGGATAAGCATATTATACAATCCTGATTAATTGATCAGTAATCTCCTGTAAGTTGTGGTCTATCTTCATTGTTCTATAAATTCCACTTTTTACTGCTTCTACTACCATTCCTAAGTCTTTTTCATCGCTAATATAGAGATTATACTTTGCTAAGCTAGCAATCAATCCTGGAATCACTTGATCTAATGCTTCTTCAACGGCTTCACGTTGATTGTCTTCTATCTTCTCTAGCATATCATCCAATGATTGTGGAGGAGAGTCAAGCTTTTCCTTTGGAAACATAATGACATTTTTCATAGTTTGAGCTCTGTATTATCGTTATTGTATTCCGTTCTTAAATATTGTGCAATACTGTGCATGACAATCTGGTGACAATCCTCTACTACACCGTAGTTATGTGATGGAACATAAACAAAATCATTAGCGTCATTATATTCCATAATATGTCCTCCATCAAACCCAACAAAAGCCAATGTTTGAAATCCTTTTTGCTCTGCTTTTCTTAAACCTAAACAAACATTTGGTGAGCTACCACTTGCTGATATTCCTATTGCTAATCCACAATTGTCTCTAAAAGCTTCTAATTGTTTAGAAAACACTTGATCATAACTATAATCATTAGCAATTGCTGTCAACATAGGAATGTTTGAGGATAAACTAATAACATTAGGTCTAAGACTTGTATCATGTCTTACACCTTTTGTATGATCACATGAAAAGTGTTCTGATAATGAAGCTGATCCTCCATTACCAAACACATAGATTGGAAAGTTGTTGTGAGCTGCCCAATGAATAAGTTCAGTTGCTTTGTTGATTTGTTCGTAACTAATTTTAGAAAGAGTTTCTTTAACTTCTTTCATGTAATTAACATAATACTCAGCAGATTTCACAAAGCACTCCATTTCTTTGCCATCACTGTACTTCCTTCGTTAGAAAAACCAAAACGAAGAGCTTTATGGCCCATTTCATGGAATCTACCTTCTGCATGTATCTTCTTTTCAAAATTGTCAAAGTAGAACATAAGATATCCACCACCTCCTGCACCTAACAACTTACCTCCCAAAGCTCCTTCCCTAATTCCAATATCGTACAGATAATCAATATAATTTGTTGTAACATTATCAGTCAACATTTTTTTAACTATCCATGTCTGATGAAGTAAATCACCTATTGAGTCAAGATCACCTTTAGCAAACAATGATATACTTTCCTCTGCTTTTTTGACTAAATTGTCTGTATAATTAATATATTGTTTTGTAGTTAGATTATTTACTTGAGATGTAAGAATGTCATCTGAATTTCTGACTAAGTTTGTATTAATGATTAGAAGGTTTCTTTCTAATTTTAAAACTGTATCAGAGAAAGAAATAATTAATGGGATTGCTATCGTTCTTTCTTTCTCAAAACTAAAAACATTAAACCCACCAAATGCAGCTGCATATTGATCCTGTTTACCAATTGGATGACCACATCGATTGATCTCAATATCACAAGCGTCCTCAGCTAATTCATATTTACTAAAAGGACCAGATCCATATGACTTTATTGCATTAATTAATCCTACTGTAAACGATGATGAAGATCCGAGACCAGAGCCTGATGATACAATGTCTGAGTAAGATCCAATCTCTATACCACATTTACTTAACGGCAAATAATCTTTAAACTTCTTGATACATTCACGAGCCCTATCATGTTGGAGTTTATCAATATCATGAACAATTTCTATTTTAGAGTACATTAGCTTGAAGTGTTTAACTTCAGAAAAATTCATAGCAATGTATAAGTGCTTGTCTATTGTTGCTGAAACAACAAGACCTTCAGATTGTTCGTAGTACTTTGGAATGTCACTACCACCTCCAAAGAAACTAATTCTAAACGGTGTTTTAGTAAGTATCATTTTACAACATAATGAAAGACAGGTCCTTCATCCTTTTTAAGAGCTCTTGATTCAATAGAGGGATAACCGAACTTTAAAGCATTAAGAGTATCTTCCCATTGTCCAACTATCTTTGTCCAGTTGTATCTGCTATCAGCATATGCTTTGACAAATCTAAGATAAGTTTGCATGTCATCATTCTGTACTACATCAATAGCATGATCAAGAGCATGATAGAATTTATTGGCATGTATATTAACATTCTCATCAAATTGATATTGGAAAGTTAATCCCCCTGATGTATCTGATAATCCAGCAAGATTGGGATGGACGCACATCAACCCAGCACTCATTGCTTCAATCAAACTTCTGCTATTACATTCTGACCAGATTGAAGGGTATGCAAGGATATGGGATTTTTGTAATTGATCTCTTACTTGTTCATTTGGAGCAAAACCGTGATAAACAATTTGTGGATGTTCACGTAGTTTATCAAATAACTCTTGATAACGTTGATCAGCTTCATCCCAACCATA